TCTCCGCCGCCCCTCGTTTCAGTTTTCTCAATTTCCTGATTGATTTTTGCGATAGTGTTTTGTATTGCGGCAATTTCGACATCTGACATTTTTTTCGCCGCCGTCTCGTTCAATCTCAAAATCTGTTGCAAGCGTGCTTTTTCCTGTTGAAGTCTGAAAATGGCTTTTTTCTGTTCGGTCGTTTTGAGCAAATCAAATTCAGAGGCTTCGAGTGCTTGCATTTGGTCAAATTGTAACATCGCCAAATTGTTGTAAAAATTCGCCCTTTCCGTCAAAATCTGATTATCGTATTTGGCGTTTATATCAAACTCGTTTTGCCGCTTATCCTCCGCTAACTTGTTGTTTTCCGCCAATTCGATTTCACGTTGCTTATTTAACAAAGCGACTTTCAGTTCCATTTCCGCCTCGCTGCCCTGCTCAATGTAACCGAGTTTCAGTTGTAAGGTTTCCGCCTCTTTGTTCAGATTTTCAAGCGTCAAATCTGCCTCCAGTTCGTTTGATTTTTTACGATACTGCTCAATTATCAAAGCTCTTTGCCTCTCAATTTCCTCAACTTGTGCGAGCGTCAAACCTTTTTCGGTTTCAAGCCTTACCATTAAGTCCTCAATCAATCGGGCATATTGTGTATTTAACCGCGTCCGCTGTTTTTCCGCGCCCTCCGCCATTATTTCAACCCGGAGGTCCTCCGTCTCCCTCATTGCCGACCGCTCCGCCGCCGCTTGCTGTTGCATGTTTTGCAACAACTCATTTTGCAAGTTGCGCTGCAAACTTATAATTTTTTCATTTAACGCCGCCCTCGCCCTTTCTGTGAGGTTTTTTTCCGTGTCAAGCTGAAATCGTATGTCGGCAATATTGCGAGCCGCATTCGCGTTAATTTGAGCCTCCTTGCGTTTATAGCCGTCCGCTATCAACGCAATCCGAGCATCCTCCGCCTTGCGCAAAATGTCTGTTTCCGCCTTTTGGTTCGCCTCGTCCTCCTTGCGCCGTTTTTCCGCCAATATCGCCAGTTCGCTGCCCAACTCCGCACCCTCGCTTTTGAGCGTAACCGCAATTTCCACCTGCCTCCCCAAATTGTCAATCTGGCCCTGCACCGCGTCAATAGCCTCGTCAACTTTGACCTTCTCGATTTTGCCGTCCAGATCAACGTCAAATCTTATTTTGTTTTCGCCTTTCGCTTTCAGGTTGTTAAGCTCATAAAGCGCCTCCTGCAACTCTTTTATTTTTGCCCTGTTGCTTTCCAAACCCTCAATCTCAGACTGGTAAAAACCGACCGACTGGCTGTGAGCTTTCACCTTTTCGCTGTTTATGACATCTTCAATTTGCCGCGTCTCGTCTAAACTCGCATTCCTCTCTTTTGCCAGTTCAAGCTCCCTTTTATAACTTTCAACTTTCTCATTTGACACTCGCTTTAATTCGGCGCTTTCCCTGTCCAGATAATCAAGCCAATTCGCTGTAAGGTCGTTAATCTCTTTTTGGGATTTCGCGCCCTCATGGTTTCCTGCCGTAAACGCAATCAACGCCCCCACGACCGTAATCAACGCGGTCGCTAACAAGACGTATGGGTTTGCATTTGCCACCAAATTAAACGCTTTTTGGGCAGCCACCCCCGCCCATGTCGTTGTATTATTCAACGCCTGTGCTTTAGTTGCCGCCGCCAACTGGATTTTTTTAACTCCCAAATAAAGTGCCGACTGTTTCTGCAAATTATTCTGCAAGGCTTGCAGTCCGTTTGTTACGGCAATAACCGACTGCAATTTCTTTTGAGCCTCCGCCACGTTTTCGGATTCGCCCCCAAATAACTGCATTACTCCCGTTGCCGCCGCAAAGCCGCCGCTCCCTGCCGCCAAACCGCCCAAAACGCTGTCAAGCGTACCAGTGTCGCTCGCCATGTTTTTTATCTCCTGCTGGGCATCCATAAAAGCGTCCTTCAAGTCTCCTGCTTTCTTTGATAGTTCCTGATATTCGGACGTGTTCTGCTTACCCTCCAAGCGCAATTTTACCAACTCTTCAGTAAGTTGCATGATTTGTGACCTCAAACCCACGGTCGCTTCCGCGTAATTACCTACATTCAGTTGGTGTTTGCCCGTTGCCTCCTGTAACAATTTCATTTGCTCATATAACGAGGCTGTTTCCCTTTCAAGTTCCTGACCATCCTTTGTCGCCTGTCGCTCCTCCGAACTCATGGAGTTCAATATAATTTTATTCAGGGAGTATTGAGCGGACAAACGGTTGTACGACCCCTCCTCGCTGTTCATAATCTTTGCTTTCAACTTTGCAATGGCATTGGCTTCCTTCGTGGCGAGTTTCAGTTCCGCGAGCTGCTCATTCGCCCTGCTTTCCGCAAAATTGCGCTCTTTTATTGCTTTTGTGAGTTTGTCTGTTTCCGCCGCCGCTTCCTTAATCTTTTTGCGCCCCGCCTCCGTCGCCCCTGAAACGCCGTTCAGGGACGCTTCCACTTTGACGGCATTGTTTTTTATGTTTTCCGCGACATTCGTATAGCTGTCGCTTAATTCGTGAAGTTGTTTGATAAGGTCTGTAATGCTGTTGTCCGCCTTTATCAAGTCAGAATATTTTATCGGGTTTCCGTCCATAATTCCAAGTTATTTTTATAATATTTTGATTTTGCGCCGTTTTCTTTTTGCTGACATATATTTTTATGTTTGTTTTGAAAAACGCCTTAAAACGTCTAATTTGCGCCTTGTCGGGCTTCCCTCTTCCTCAAATCTTTGATATATTCAAAACTGTTGTAATATTCAAGCACCGACATCGTTTTCGCGTTCAAATTCAACTCCCTCGATATTGTAAGGCACATCGTCTCATATTGTTTGTCAAATTCCACCTCAAAGCTGTTTTTACCGCTGTATTGGCGAGGTTTCGTGAACGTTATCAAATCTGCTGTCATTGCCTTAATATCCTCGTCGTTTTCCGGGTCCTCGCCCTTTGCCAACAATTCAAGTGCTTTCATCGTGCGCTTGCAAAGCATGTTGAAATACTCCTTCGTTTTGACATCATCAAATAATTGCGGAAAATATAAATTTATCTCATCATCTATTTTTTTTTTAACTGAATTAAGCATCTTCGTTAATTCAGTCTGTGATATTGAGTTAAAATTAAGCAGGACGGCTCCTAACCCTTCAGGTGTCAAATCATTACACTCTTTGCCATCTATCGACCTGACCAATGCCGCAAATGCCAGATTTTTAGGCGACAAACCGCTTTGAATGAAGTAAATATTTTGCCGCGTATTTATCAATTCTTTTTTTGCGCTGTCAGTGTCGCCCTTATCCATATACTTCAAAATTCTTTCAACGTGAGCATCCCAGTCGTTCAAGTCACTGCCGATGCCCGCGTCAATCAACAGCATTTTGTTGTAAACATGAAAACGAGCTATCGGCAGCTCGTCGATATTGTCGTATATTTCAACGTTTTTCTTGTCAATAATTGTTTTTCTCATTGTACGCAATTTTTATAATCTGAAATCTCACAATAGCATTCAAACCTCAAACCTGCATAAGGTGACATTAAAAACTGATTATCCACCTCCTTTAAGGAGTAACCGTCAAAGATATTTTCCGCTTTTTCATAAACCCTGTTCACAAAGAAAAAACCGTTCAAAACCTTAATATCGTTCAAGGCGTGCAAAAGGTCTCTTTTCACTTTCTCGACATTTCGGCTGTCATTGTCGCTCAAAATAGTACGCATGTCAAACCAAGCCACGATTGAAAAAGTCGCTTTTTCCGTCACTTTGAGCGGTGCGCTGTCTATTTCCTGCGGTTCAGCGAGTGTGAAAAACAAGTAATTCCCCAAGCCGCTGTCGGGTAATAGTGATATATACTCATTACCTCCGCGATAATACGCAGGGTAATAGTAATTTTTATTTTCATAAACCTTTATAAGCCTTTCAGATTTTCCGAAAAAATTATCAAAAATATTCGTGTTATCTGTCAAGCCGTCAATTATATTATCAAAAACCTTATTAACTAAATAGCTCATAATATCTTATTTTTTGCAATTTCCAACAAATCGGGGTAAATATACTCCCAAATCAATTTTTTCAGATTTTCGTCTGTCAAGCCTAAAATCTGGCGACCGTACTTCGCAATCAAATGCTCCGTCTTAAAGTCACTTGCTTTTATCTCAAAACCTTTGTCGCCTATCTCAATAAACATGCTTTCGTGAAAATCGCCTTCGTCCCTCAATGTAACGCGGCCTGTCGGCTGCCCTTTGGCTGTCTTAATCTCTATTGTCAACGGTCTGTAAGGCATATAGTCCATGATTGAAACTCCGCACCTGTTAATACCCTCGCCGGACAACTGGTCCTCCGCATTCATATCAACAATATAATGCCTGTTATTATCTATAATATTTTTAATTATAGAATTATTTTCCAAGTCATTACCGAAGTCAACGACTTTTTTCCTTAGGTTTAATATTGATAACAAACCTGCCATTTTAGATAGTTCTGTAACGGACCCCGCGATTATTGCAACTCAGGCAAATCCTGTCAAGTGCCTCCGTGTTAAGGTTCAGCGCCTTGTATGATTTTTTCAGCTCATACCCCAAGCCGCCCTCGCGCATCCCGCTCGTGTTGCCGTCCAACTCGTACAAAATATCCATCTTTGCCGCGTTTGACTGGTTTCTGTTTACGCGGACGTTTGGGTTTAACGCCAAAGTCCTCAAAACAATAGCAGCCAACTCCTTTTGTATCACTGGAGCGAAAATGCTTTTTTCCTGTATGATAAAATCTGTCAGGTCGCACCCTACAGATAACTCCAAGTTCAAGCCGTAATTTTGTTGATTGGTGTAAACCATTTGCGACAAATCCCACAAGGCAGGGTCGTTTTCATCCCAGTTTGTAGGCTTCGCGACCTTAAACGGCGAAATCTGAAAATATTTATTCATTTCGCGCCACAACTCAACGGAACCCATATTGCAAGTACCGCAAGGCTCGCGCGACCAATCTTTTGAAACGTTAATCGCCTCCAAGTCAACATCCTCCAACATGTCCTGACAATAAGCCAAATAATAGCAGCCGCTGCCGCCGTTTTCATTTGCCAGTGTCGGCAAATAATATTCATCCTCTGTGAGGTTTATCCAGTCAACGCTCCCGTTTGTGCCATGATAAGTGAACTCGCCGCCTCCTATATTTTTGCCATGCGAGCTGTGAAATAACCAAACATTTATATATTTGCCGCCGTCTCCTCCGTAAAATTGGAGTCCAAGCCGTTCAAGCCGTATGGTAACGCCCATCGAGCGTGCCGGCATAATCTCAAACCCGACAATTTGGTGCTTGTTTTGCAAGGTGTTTTTTATGTTACCCGCTCCCTCAAATAGCTTTGACCGTTGTAAAAGCGTTTTTGTTTCTTTGTCTAATTGCTTTATTTCAATGAATTTCAAAACCGCTGCACTGATGGCCCTTTCAGTCAACTCCCTGACATAATCATTTAGTTTGTTATATTCATCCCAATAAAGCGACCCCGCTGCTGGTATCTGATTTATCGACCTCTTTTTTGCTTTCCAAACCTTTGAGTTATAACGGACTTTCATGCCGGCCGTATAACTCGAACTCGCCTCCCAAGTCGGATAAACCAAGCCGTAATCGTCCGGCATTGTTGATATTACATTGTCAATCGTCAACAATGGGTGCGCATCCTGAAAATACAAGCCACTCTCTGAATTACACAAATTGCCGTCAATGTATTTGGCTGGGTCGTATGACTGCCGCCAACCTACCACGTTTTTTAATTTATCTGTTATTTCATTTATCCTTATCATAATTTATAAATTAAAGGGGGAGTCGTTCAACTCCCCCCAACCAACCAAAAAAAAAGATACAAAGAAAACTACTCGCCAAATTCGGACGCGTTTGTCACATATACCGGCATTCCGAGCGGTCCAGTACCAGACGCGATTTGAGCTTTGATTATTGGGTTTGCAATTGTTGACGGTGCATTGTTGTAAGCAACAATAAAAGCGACATCGATAGAAAAACCCCAATACTCTTTAACGTTGCAAGTCATATCCGCCGAGGCTTCGCCCGCAATACCAGACTGGTCTCCTACGGCTGTATAATAGTGCAAGCCCATCGGGATGCCGAGGTATGGCATATTTATAACGCTCCACTCGTGGCCGTTTGCAACAGTACCGCGTAACGCCTCGCGGTCTGCTCTGAATAAAATTCCGACATTTCCATCTTCAACGGCAAAGAAGGTGCCGCATTTGCCGTTTGCATTTGTCAAACGGTTCGTATAATGGAACTTCTTCCCTGCATATTCGAGGACTTTGTTCACATCGTTGTTCACGCTGTGTTGAGCCAATTTTCTCATGATGCTGTCAATACCTGCATTGCAAATGATATGGGTTTCGCCGAAATAGTCATTAGTACGCATGATTGGCTCAATATCGCCCATGATTTCTGTCGCCATGTTATTTGCCGCATTGAGTACGTTTGAACTAAATGTATAGTTCAACTGGTCTCCAATTACCTGCGTTTTTTGCGCTTCAAGCGCGGCAATAGCTGCCGTGTCAAGCGAAGCCCCCAACGCTCTGATAACCTTATTCATCTTGCGCTCAAAGTCGTGCTGATAAGTTATTTCATTAGTCATATAAAGGGCAGGTGTCATCGTGAACCCGACCTGATAAGTTGCCCAAGTCACCTCGTACAAGGCGGAGGTGTTCTCATCGTCTGAAATAACACAACTGCGTGCGCTCGATACGGTTACATCGCCGTCATAATTGATAGCAGGGACCTTAACGGTGTTACCTACGGACATAAATGCTTTATTGTACATTTCCTTTGTAATCAAAGCGTTTCTGCTGTTGTTTTGACTGACAAAAAAGTCAAGTGCGCCATATTCGGAGAGGCGGGCCATGTTTTTGTCAAAGTTGGGATTTGCAACCCTCAACTCCTGAATTTTTGTTGCTGCTAAACTCATTTTTTTAATTTTTTTTAATGTTTTTAAATAATTGATTTTAAACGAGTTACCCTTGCTCTAATTTTGTGGCAAATTTGCCACGTTGTTATCTGTCCAAGCCTTATTAAATTCGGCCTGGTACTCCTCCGACCCAATTACAAAACCTTGTGACATGAGATTTTTTGAAATTGCCGTGTAAGCATCTGACTGCGTGCGCACATTGCCAAATGACAAAACGCCGCCGCCGTTGCCGCCGCCCGCTCCTGGGTTTCCAGTGCCGCCGCCTTTTTGGTTCATACCCTTTTCCAAAACCGCCATCGTTTCAAACTCTTTTGTCATAAGCTCTGCCGCTGTGTACGGGTTTAGTTGATTTGCCGGGTTTCGTAACACTTCGCCGTTTTCGCCCTTAAACACGAGTGTTTTTCCGCCTTTGCCGTCGTCGATATATTCAGGGTTTTGCGTTTTCACCTTTTCGGTGGCTTGTTTGACTAAAATACTGATAACGTTTTCGGGCAGTCCTTTTTTAAACGTCACTCCGTTCAAGGCTGTCGAAATTTCATTATCTATCTTTAAGCCCAACAATGCCGCCGTATGGTTTTTTTCCGAGTCCTGATATTTATTGTTGAGTTCGTTAAATTGCTGTGTGACCGCCGCCAAATCCGCTTTGGCTTGTTTCAGCTGCTTTGCAGTTTCGCCGTCCGCGCCGTTTTCAGAAATAACCTTTTCCAAGCGTATTTTTTCTGCTGTCAAATCTTTGATTTTGCTGTTTAAGCCATCAACCGAATCTGCTTTCTCTCTTAATTCAGTGATAACTCTTTTTGCAAAGTCATATGTTTTTTCAGTCCCGTTTTTCTGGATGCCGCCGACCGTCAAGATGTCATTATCCAAAGCACCGTAAATTTCGCCTGTTTTCTTTGCAATGACTGCATTTTCGTCATTTTCTGATAGGGCGACAATAGCTTTGATTTGCTCCTCGCTCAAACTTGCAAGTGCCGCGTTCGCGGTCAATAATTCTTTTGTAATCATAATTTTTTGATTTTAATTTACTTTTTATTTTTCCGTGTCGCCGCTTTCACTCTTTTTGCGACCTCTTTTGGCTTCCCTTTCCGCTTCCTTTTCAAATTCAGCTTTCAAGTCCTTTGTCGGGTCGTGTAACATCTCAATAGTATATCCAAGCCCCTGTAGTGAATGCCGCAAACTCTTATAACTCTTTTGTTCAAATTTCTGAATGCGCGGAACGCTTTCTCTTTTCCCTGTCTGCTGATTGAAACGGACAATTTCAAGTTTGCAATGATATTCGCCCTCCTCGCCATTCGGCACAATGTAATTGTCGGCATGTACGTCCTTAATTTCAACGTCCATAATTTCACCTTTTACGTTTACTTCCATATTGTAACTATTTTTAAAGTTGTTATTTAATTATTTGATTATTTATATTTGTTTTATTTATTTTTTCTCTGGCATATTCCAATAATTTATCGGAAACTATTTTTATTTTTCTTGCAAATGGTATCGCAGTCCCGAACTCTAACAAGTTGATATTTTCACGTTCAAATTTGTCAATCAAAGTCGAAAAATTCAACTTTACCATTAACTCCTCTTTACTTACCAAACCTTTGTCGTATAAGTCTAAGACTTCCGAGCGTGTTAAGTGTCTGTAAGGTTCTAAAGCAAATAACTCAATCATTCTTTGCTTTTGAATGGGGTTGTTACGATACTCCGTTTCAATTATCTGACCTTGCAAGGCATCCAACTCGCTTTCCGAGGCTCCCGCGTTCTTTGCTTTTTGATACTGCTCCCTTAATTGCACTGACGTGTAAAGATAAAACTTTGTGCCGTAATTGACATTTGAGCTTATAAAACTTTCGCCGTATCTTAATCTGCAAATTGTGTCATCTACAAACTTTTGGGCGACCTCAAACGTTTTTTTAACTCTGTTTAAAATCGTTGTGGCATCCTCAAAGTCCGCTTTTACTTGTGTCTCGTTTACCGCCTCGCTGTTTACTACGTTTGTACTATAACCGACTACACTCGTAATTATTTTTTCTCTTAAACGATTTTCCTCTGTTACATTGTACTCTAAACTGTCTTTATCAACTGATAAAATTTGTATAGGGTTCCGCAAATCCGGCTGCTTGTCGCCGTCTGGTACTGGTATTTCCACAAACGACCCAGGCCCGACAATTCTTTTTGAGCTGCATTTCGGGCAATTACACAAAACGCCCGAAGCGTCAAACTTATAGCGCCCCGCCTTATCTCTCAAAAAACCGCCGTCGCAAAAATCGCCTGTTTCGGTGTTTACAAAATCGCAGTTTTGCTCATACCCTGAATATATAGGGTAACTCCCTGACAAATCAAGTTGCTGCTTGCTGATATGGTAAAACAAAAACCAATCTAAAGAACCGAGGACTTTTGTCAACGGTGACAATTTGACATCTTTGTCGTCGAGTGATAATGGCTCGTTTATAAAAAAACAAGCCGGGCAATAACCGAGCGAGTGCTTGCTTTCAACTAACAACTCCCCGATGTTGCCGCTTTTATCTTCCTCAAATATCCTGTAGCTCTCGTCGTCAACGACCGCGACTTTTTTATCTTTTTGCTTAAAAATAAGATATTTCAAATTGCCGTTTTTGTCACTTTCCCATGTTATAACGTGGCAAATCGGCAGCCAATAGAAATATGGTTCGGGTCTTTCAGAAACTTGTAAGACTGGCAAATCTACAACCAAAAATGAATTTATTTCAGTTTTGTAGTACTCAAAACCTCTGGTCGCCCAAACGTTAGGCTCGCCCAAAATCGTCTGTCTGTACCACTCCCAGTCGTCCTTGTCCTTGCTGTCTAAAAATTGATAGTCAAAAGCCGGGTTTTGACCGTCAAAAATTCTGGATAATCTATCAAAGATTATATCCGTTATCTCGTTAGTTACCACGGGATAACGGAATAATTCTTTGAAAAGTTTGAATTTGTCAGTTGGCAATAAGTTTTGTACAAAAGCAAAAAAGTCCGCTGTCGATTGATTAAGCTCCGACAATGTAAAGTCGTTGCTCAATCTCTTTTGGGCGTGGAACTTCAGACGGTTTTGCTGAAATTTTGCTTTGAGCAAAACCCCGCTTTTTTCGTTTGAGTTAATTTTTTTCCTTATTTCCTCTAACTGTAATGCCATTTTCAAAACTAAATTCAAATTTGTCCGTTTCTTTGATTTGCCAACCTCCATTATTTCTCATTGATAGCAAACGCTCCGCATGGTCAATTTCAAAATCCTGCTCCAAACCGTATTTAGGAACAATCAAAGTGATATATGTCGTTTTTGCCATCTTTGGAAAAAATTAAAGGTCAATAACCGCGTTAAAGTTTGTCGGGTCAATCAAAACCACATCGTCCGACCAGTTCGGCCTAAACGACCAATTTACCGCGTTTGTGTCTGTACCATCAAGCCCGCCCAAAAGTTTGTCGCCGATAAACAACCCTCTTACTGGGATAGGATAAAACCTTGTCGCTACTGTCGTGTCCTTTATAGCTGCAATTTGACCGTTTTCGTTGATAAGGTAAACGCCCAAATTATCCGCCGCGGCCTCGCACATCAATTTTTTCATCGCCTTAATGACATTTTGCGGAGCATCTCGTACAACCGAGGTGAAGTTTACGGGGTTTGACCCTGTTACGATGACTTTCCCGCCGAGTGTGTCATTTCCGCCGCCGAACGTGATAGCATCGCCGCCGTCCGTTGCCGGAGCTTGCAGATAAGGCGAAATAACGACTTTCTTTCCGTCCGCCGCCGATTTTGCCGCCGTCCACGAAGCTAACAACTTAATGTCGTTTGGCGGTGTCGCCGCGCTGTCGAAAAAATTCTTAACGCCCGCGGAGCTTTCTATTCTCTGAAAAGCAACTTTCTGAATTTGCCCAAAATGTTCAACGCATGAAAAAGTCGGGATTGACTCCAAGGCTGTACCTAAAGGGCAACTGCACATTAAACCCATAATTTTATTTTTTTAAAGTTAATAAATTTTTTTTGATTTTCGACTTTCCCTTTGTCGCTGTTTAACGCGGCAAATTTACACTTTTTTTAAAAAATGATACATTGTTTCGGAGAATATTTTTTAACGTACAGAAACACCCCTTTTCGCCTTGCTGTAAGGTCTTATGTCGCCATCAATTATTTCTTTTTCGATAATGCCTGTCAAACCGTCCTCAATGTCATCGTGCGCATTTGCGCTGAAATCTTTAAGGAACGTCGTCAAATGCTCATAGACCTTTGGAAATCTCGTCTTCCAGTCAAAGGGCATAATTACCTGATTATTCACGACCGCCGAGTTTGTCAAAACCCTGCTTTCCTTGTTGCCTGACTGGTAAAATGCCTCCGTCGCCGCTTTGATTTTCTTCTTTACTATTTTCTCAAAACCGCTCCCGCCGTTGTTGCTCTCGATAAACGCTTTTTGCGTGCCGTTGCGATTTATCATTTGCGGGACCGCGACCGTTGTGACATCTGTATTTTCATCTGTGTAAATCAAATCTGTAACCAAAGCGAACAAAATAGGCTCAAATTTGCGTGTTTTCTCGTTGTATGTCACATTTTCACTTTTGTAAATGTCATAACAAACCGAAAACAAATAATCGCTTCCCTCGTCCGCGACATCTGTATAATTGCCGCTCCTTATATATTCGCCGTAATCTGATTTATCGATATATGTCTTAAAATCATTTTGGTATAACCTGCCCTCTATGCCGCCTGGGTTCCCCTGATACAAGCAGTTGAATTGGTTCGGGTCCAACGCCCTTTGAGCTTCTAACTTGCTTTTTGAGTGCCTGTCCTCCCATAACGCCTCGCCCTTTTGCCGCGGGTCTATTTCCGTAGGCTCGCTGACTTTCAACGCCTCGAAATTTATCCTTACCCATGCGTCCGCCGTAATCTGCTCTAAATCTTCCCAGTTTTTGACATCTATTATCTTTTCGCCGCTCTTTTCAAGTTTGCCAATCAAGTCCTCCGAGTGCCACCGTGTGAAAACGATTAACTCCTGACTGTCATTATGAAGACGTGTACGGACGACTGCCGTGTACCATTTCCAAGCCCCCTCGCGTATAACCGGCGAGTTACCCTCCGCGTAATCTTTGTATACGTCATCCAATATTGAAATGTCAACGGTTTTTGAGGTCAACGCTCCTCCTCTACCTACAACCCTCAAACTTCCTGAATGCCCGACAATCTCTACGACATCTGTATTTCTGACATAATTTAAAACGCCGTCGCCGTTTAGTCTCGTGTCTGGAAACAACTGTCTATATTCGGGCGTGTCTATTATACGCTGAACGTCTCTGTTGAAATCTCGTGCTATTGTTGCCGCGTAACTGCCGATAATGATTTTTTTATCGGGGTTTAAGCCGAGCATGTAGGCTGGCAACAGACGCGAGGACCCCTCCGATTTTCCATGCTGAGGAGGCTGCTGTACAATCATTTTTTTTATTTTGCCGTGTGCGAACATATCCAAAAGCGTATAATAAACCACATGGAACGGCTCCAGTATCAAAGCCGGTTTGATATACCTTGCAAAGTTTATCAATTTGCGCCTCGATACATACTTCAACGCCTCGCGTTTGAAGTCCTCGCTGTCTATAATTCGACCTTTTGACATATTTTTCAAACCCCTTTTTTAAAAATTCGACCTTTTGACAATGCTTAAAAATGTTTTGTCGGTGTTTTTCGAGAC